GGCTTGGGTGATGTCTGTCATGGTCACACAAAACTGGGGAGGTCGGGTTCGAGGCCCTGGGCCTTGAAGCAATGGGCTGGATCGACCCGCGTCATAAGTGCCGCAAGCCGTTCTGCCTCGTGCTTAGCCAGTGGCCGGTGAGCGCCCCTTACGGGGACCCAACCGGCCTTGATGCCTTGCCATTGAGTGATCACGTACCTCACTTTGCAGCCTCCTCGTTCTCAGGTGAGAGCTGGTTAACTGTTTCAGTGAGAGCCTCTTGAACCTTGCGCAGTGCTTTAAGCATCGCCACGCGCTCGCCCTCATCGTGAGAGCAGGCGTGGATACGCAGCCACCATGCAAGCTCCTTAGCTATTTGAACCCGGCTGATACCGTGGATCACCACAGCATCTTGAGAACCACTATCAACAACCGATAGGCTTTCGCCATGGAGGCTGAGAGCGGCTTTCTCAAATGTGTGAGTCACTGAATGAGTCGTTTTCATGAGTAAGTCGGAAACGTTGGGTTAGGTTTGCGGATTGCCACGCGTTGCCATTGCCTAGTGCGGTGGTTCGGCACAGCGCCCGGCACCCTGATGGGTCGGCATTTCTGCGCCTACTGACGGCAGCAACGGCGCAACGCAGCGCCCGCTCTTCAGTTGTCGAGGTTCGAACAAAGGTCAGCTGGTTTGCTTTGCTTTGTTGTACATATTGTAAGGGCTAAAGTGCTACATCAGACCCCTAGCTTGTGCCAGTTGATGTATTGGCAGAGCTTATGGTACACACGTACTACTAGGGGGCGAGGTCCAGTAATAGTACATTTGTACCAGGGCGCCGGGAACCTACTCAAACAACATAAAAAATCACTAATGTACTACCCCAATATCATACTGTAGTAGGGGGCAGGGGTCAAGTTTGCCTGGAACGTCTACCGCCAAGCAAAAATAATACAAATGCGCTAGTTTTCACTCAAGTTGATAAAGTAAAAACGGAATGCAACAAATTATGGCGGAAAACACCGCTAATAAACACGACAGCGGCTTTGATGACGAAGCAGAAAAACAGGATGAAATAAAACGGCAACGTCCTTTTGGCCCAAAAAGCACCAAGGAAGCCCAACAGGCCCGCATCCAACGCCTCTATAAACGCCAACTCGAAGGTCTTCCAGTACGCCAGCTTGTACTAGAACATGCCGCCAAAGAACAAATAGGCGTCGCCACCGCCTGGCGCGACTGGAAAGGCGTCTACGAACTCGTCTCCCAAGACTTCGAGCGTGAACGCACCAAAATGGCAGGCCGCATCTTCATGCAACGCCAACGCCTCTTTAATGCCGCCATGAAACGCGGCCAAATGCAAACCGCCGCCAACGTCCTCGACTCCCTGGCACGTCAAGTTGGTTGCGACATGCCCGAACAAACCAGCTCCCTACCCGAAATCCGCGTCACCGTCGAACCGCCCAACGAAATCACTGGTTCGGAAGCCGCCCAACTACCCGAAGCCGAAGTCATCGACGTAGAGCATGAGCAAAACGATTGACATCAGCCTCAAAAAGGCCCAATCCGAAGTTTTCTACAGCAAAAAGCGCTTTCGAGTCCTCGTAGCAGGCCGCCGTTTCGGCAAGTCCTACCTGGCCTGCATCGAACTATTCACAAAAGCCCTGGCACGTCCCGGTGAAACTTTCTTTTACTGCGCGCCCACCTACCGCATGGCAAAAGACATTGCCTGGAAAGTGCTCAAAAAGATAGTCCCACCTGAATACATCCGCAGCAAAAACGAAACCGACCTGAAACTCGAACTAATCAACGAATCAACTATCGAACTCAAGGGCACCGAAAACGCAATGGCCCTCCGTGGCCGCAGCCTGTCCGGCGTAGTACTCGATGAGGCCGCCTTTATGGAATCAGGCGTCTGGTTCGAAGTAATCCGCCCCGCCCTAGCCGACAAACAAGGCTGGGCCTTATTCATCAGCACCCCGGATGGAACGGCAAGCTGGTTCTACGACATGTGGTGTTATGTCCCAGAAGACAAAACCGGCGACTGGCAACGCTGGTGCTACACAACGATCCAAGGCGGCAACGTCCCACCCGAAGAAGTCGCCGCAGCCCGCGCTCAGCTTGATACGCGCACGTTCCGCCAGGAATTCGAAGCGTCCTTCGAGAACCTAAGCGGCCTAGTCGCCATCAGCTTTGCCGACGACAACATCAGCAAAGACGTCAAAGACCTACCAGTTCTGCCACTACTTCTGGGCGTCGACTTCAACGTGGACCCCATGACCGGCATCTGCGCGGTGAAGAAAGGTGACGTTCTTTGGATCTTCGACGAAATCATCATGACCGGCGGCGCCACCACTTGGGATTTTTGCGAAGAAGTCCAAAACCGCTACGGCGTGGACCGTCGCATCATTAGCTGCCCCGACCCAACCGGCGGAGCCCGCAAAACCCAAGGCGTCGGCACCACCGACCACAGCATCCTGCGCAAATCCGGTTTCACAGTGTCAACCCCCCGCGCCCCCTGGAAAATCCGCGACAAAATCACCTGCGTAAACACCGCCCTACTCGATGCCAGTGGAACGCGCCGCATGTTCATCCACCCCCGCTGCAAAGAGCTAATCAAAGCCCTTCGCACCCTGACCTACGCCCCTGGAACGGGCCTACCCAACAAAAACCTCGGTGTTGACCATGCTTTCGATGCTCTGGGCTACCTTTGCCTACAAGTATTCAACCTGGCAAAACCCGAAACCATGGGGGCCACAAACTACCGCGTATGGTGATCACCCCAGAGATCGAAGAAGCACTCGGACTTCTCTACCGGGGCCAAACAAACATCGCCCTCAAAGCCAAGCAACTAAACATCCCCCTCACCCAACTAAAACAACTTTTTAACCACTACGTCAGCCAAAACCCCACCAACGACGACGCCTGGAACGCGGACCTAAAGCTAGGCTGGCCTTATGTCACCTGAGGTCTCTAATGCCCGGACACTACGGAAAGGATAAGAAGAAAAAACCCAAAACCAACAGCAAAAACGCCGCAAAAAACCGCTGTGAGGGGTATCTCCGTTCCCTTAAGAGCGGCAAAAAGAAATCCAAGTAAAATTAACTCAGCGCTGCCCAAACCCATGCCCAAAAAACGCGGTTTGTACGCAAACATTGCAGCAAAGCGGAAACGCATTGCGGCGGGTTCTGGCGAAAAAATGCGCAAACCCGGTTCAAAAGGCGCACCAACCGCCAAAAACTTCAAGGACGCAGCTAAAACCGCCAAAAAGCGCAAGCCCAAAGGTAAGAAGTAATGGCCATCGTTAACGTCACCGACACCAAGCGCTACACCAACGTCGTCGAATACACCGGTGGCACGATGACCACCGTCAACGACGAGATGCGCGTCCATGCGCATGCCTCGCAATTCACTTTTGCCGTTGAAGCCACCGGTGGCGCAAACTTCACCCTCGCCTTCGAGGCAAGCTTCGACGGCGGCACGACTTGGTACGAAATCGATACCAGCAAAACCATCAATAGCGATGGCGAGTATGTTTACTACTACACAGGAAAGAGCACATCTACAATTCGTATCCGCGTAGATTCAATTGCATCAGGCACGCCTAGCATCACCCCACACATTGCAATCACCTTCAACGGTTAATGGGTACCCGCATTGTTCCTGGCTTCTGCACCCACATGGAAGTAGACGCCGAGTCGCGCATGACTGAGGCAACCTTTGCCTTTATGACCCCTTCCGACCCCGAAGACTTCGCTGGTTTGATGGTTCGGCTAGGGTCAGGCATAGAAGTCATGATCTCTGTCGACGACGATGACGATTAAACGCGGCAGCGAAACCTTTTCCGGCTACAACAAGCCAAAACGCACCCCAAATCACCCCAAAAAATCACACGCAGTCCTTGCAAAACAAGGCGACAAAGTAAAACTTATCCGTTTTGGCCAACAAGGCGTCAAAGGCAGCCCGGCTGGCACAGCCCGCAACAAGTCTTTCAAAGCTCGCCACGCCAAAAACATCGCCAAAGGCAAGATGTCGGCGGCTTACTGGGCCAATCGGGTGAAGTGGTGAGTATCTGTCAAAATGACATTAAAGTAGGAAACTGACCGTGGTTTACAGCGCAAACATCCCCCCTACAGGCGCTTCGGTCAGCGAGTCGCCTTTTGTACGCGACCTAGAAGTAATCGCCATGATGGCGGACTGGGAAGTAATGGCTGCCGTAACTCGCGGCACCAATTACATCCGTGATCTATGCGAAACATATCTCCCACAAGAACCCCGCGAAGACGACCAGGCCTATGAGACCCGTGTCGACCGCAGTGTCCTTTCCCCCTACACCAGCCGCCTAATCGAAACCGCCGCCGGTGCGATTCTGCGCAAACCGATCCATATCGAAGGTGACGACTACTGGCTCGAACTAAGCGAAGATATTGACGGCCTCGGCTCAAACATCAATGAGTATGCGCGTCGCGCCTTGGTTAGCAGCCTTACCTTTGGTCATAGCGCAGTACTGGTCGACTACCCCGCCGCAACAGCTGCTCGAAATCTGGCTGAAGAGCGTGCAATGGGCCGCCGCCCCTATTTCGTGCATGTTGACGCACCACAAATTTGGGGATGGCGCCAAGCTGACTACACGATGCCCGGCAGCCCCCTCACCCAAATCCGAATCCACGAGTACGCAACCCGCCCTCTAAACGATTTTGGTGAAGAGCAGGTCGAGCAGATGCGAGTCATCTACCCAGGCCGGTATGACCTGTACACGTTGGGCCAAGACGTCGTCGAATTTTCCCAAACCGGGGGCTTCAGCCTGGACGAAATTCCAGTGGTGCCCATTTACAGCAACCGCCGGGGCATGTTGCGCTCTCAACCGCCCCTGCTCGACATCGCGAACCTCAACATCACGCACTACCAAAGGCAAGCCGACCTAATCCACGCCCTCCACATCGCAGCAATGCCAACACTTGTCCTGGAAGGCTGGGACGACACTATTGGCGCAGCAACGATGGGTGTCAACTACGCAATCGCCATGACGCCTGGCAACAAGGCGTACTACGTGCAAGCCGACGCAACCAGCTTCGACGCCCAGATGCAAGAGCTGCAATCGTTGGAAGGCCAAATGTCCACGCTTGGCGTCACCAAGCTGTTCGGCCAAAAGTTTGTTGCCGAGTCTGCCGAAGCCAAGCGCATCGACCAAGCCCAAAGCAACTCAGTGCTGGCCATCATCAGCCAAGAACTGGAGAGCGCCCTGAATCAGGCCTATGGCATCGCCGCCAAGTATGTAGGTGTCGAACCACCTGTAATACGCATTGACCGCGATTTTGATTACTACCGCCTGATCGGCCAAGACGTAGCAGTCCTTTCCGACCTAAACAGCAACGGCAAGATCAGCGATGAAATGCTGCTTGAAATCCTGCGTCGTGGCGAAATCCTGCCCGACAACACCAACGTCCAAGAAGAAGCAGCAAAAATCATCGAACCCGCGCCTACCCCAACCCCCGCTGTTGTAGTTAACGAGAGCCCTGTAGAATAGTATTGTCTAAATAGATTTTCCCGTGTCCGAAGAACAGCAAGCAAATTCTCCTGTGGAGAATGCGGTTGCTCAGCCCGTGGCTGACACCAATGATCTACAGAAACAAGTCGACGCTCTAAAAGCAAAAAACGCTGAGCTTATCAATGAGCGCCGCAAAGACAAGGAAAACCGCGAACAGCTGCAAAACCAGCTAAGCGAAATCGAATCCGCAAAGAAAAAAGCCGAAGAAGCACGTCTTGCCGAATCAGGCGAGTACAAAACCCTTTGGGATGACGCCCAAACAACAATTTCTTCTTTGAAGCAAGCACTTGCCGAAAAAGAAGCCGAAGTAGATCAAATTAAACAAGGCTATTCAAAAGAACAACTGCGCTCAAATATGCTGTCGCAGTTGTCATCGGCTGGTGCGCTTGCGCCTGATCAGCTGTATCGTCTAGTAGAGGACAACCTTCGCACCAAAGATGGTCAGCCTGTGGCTGTTATCGGCGGTGTGGAAACTCCGGTGGCCGAATACGTGGCCAACCTTAAAAACCCCGGCAGTGGCTACGAGCATCATTTCGCAGCTAGTAACACCGCCGGCATGGGCGTTACGGGCAGTGCCCGCGCCACATCCCTTCCAGGCCAAAACAACCCGTGGTTGAAAGACAGTTTTAACGTAACCGAGCAAATGATTCTTCTCGCTAAGGATCCAGACAAAGCTCGGATACTTAAAGCTGAAGCCGGAAGATAGTCCCAGTGGGACGCATCCCGTAAACCCGTTTTTAGGAGCCGATCATGGCCGCTATTTCTGAAAACTATTCCGGCGGAACATTCCTGTCGGATCTAGTTACGCGCCCTGAATTCCTTCAGTACACGTCTGAAGGCATTTTTGAGCAATCCAAGTGGATCCAAAGTGGCATTGTCCAGCGCAACGCCGCCCTGGATGCCCGTGCCGGTGGTACGCGTGTTCGCGTCCCGTTCCATGACCCCATCAACCCAACTGAGGAACAGATCCTCAGCAACGCGACTTGGGGAACCTCTGGCGCTGGCTACCTGACTCCACAGGGCACGTCTGCCGACGAGCAGATCATGACCCTGCTGCACCGTGGCTTCAGCTATGCCCAGGATGACCTGAGCGTGCTCGGATCCGGAGCTGACCCCCTCGCCCATGTGCGTAATCAGCTGACCGCTGCCATCAACAAGCTGAAGACTTCCACCCTGAAGGCCCAACTGCTGGGTTTGTTCGGTGGAATCACCGGCAATGGCGTCCTTGGACCCAACCAGCACGACGCTTCCGTTGCAGGTGCAACCCCTTCCGAGTCCAACTACATCTCAGTTGGCAACGTTCTGGAAGCCAAGAACAAGCTGGGCGAGCGTGGTGAAGAAGTCGACACCATCGCAATGCACTCCGCTGTTGCTTATTACCTGCAACAGATCGGAATGCTGGTGTTCAGCACTTCAGCACTGTCCGCATCAGGTGCCATTACCTGGGCTGGCGGTGGCGTCGGCGTTACCCAGCCAGAAGTGGCAACCTTCGCAGGAATGCGGGTCGTTGTTGACGACCAGCTGACCTACCTGACCGGTGGTACTTCTACCCACCGCGTCAAGTACCCGGTGTACATGTTCAAGTCTGGCGTTGTTTCCGAGGGCATCCAACAGGATCTGCGCCTCGCCGCCGACCGGAACATCCTGTCCATGCAGGACATCCTGGCTGTGGATTACCACTACGGTTTCCACATCACCGGCACCAAGTGGGCCGCCGCTGGCGACAACCCCACCAACGCCGCAACCTCCGGCAACCT